GTCACTTACGGATTTAATAGTATGGTCATCATGTTTCTGCCTGTTCCAGCGAACGGCTCCATAATAGAATGGGTTACTTAATATGTATTCAACTGTACGCCCCTCAAAGGCAGCTCCACGCTTAGTTTTATATCCTAGGGCATTAAGCTCTCTGGCAATCTCTAAGTAGCTGAGTCCCGCAATATAGTCTTTATATATCTTTCTTACAATCACAGCTTCGGGTTCATATATGTAAGGTATGCCGGTATCCTTATTCATTCGGTAACCAAGTGGAAGAGTAGACTGGTATCCACCTCTTAGAGCTTTCTCAGTCATACCTCTAAGAACTTCTCCAGAGAGGCGGATAGAGTAGTATTCATCCATCCATTCTATTATACGCTCTATCAAAGTTCCAAAAGGACCATCTACAAGTGGTTCTGACACGCTCACAACCTCAACATGGTTCTTTTTAAGCAAAGACTTATATACGATAGACTCTTCCTGATTACGTGCAAATCGGCTGAATTTCCACACAAGTATAACATCAAAAGGATGTTCCTTAGCTTTAGCCATTCCTATCATCTTCATAAACTCAGGTCGCTTGTCAGCTTTTTTTCCAGAGATGCCGTTATCGAGATAGATATTGTCTGCCAGAAGTGACATATTATTCTTTTTTGCATAGTCAATTAGAAGTCGTTTCTGTGCATCAGGAGAAAGTTCTTCCTGCTTGTCAGTAGATACACGGATATAAGCACATGCAGATTTCATATTAAGTATATCCTTAGCCATATTAATCATCCTTTCTGTAAAATATATGCAAGTTGCACCGGTGCAACTCAAAAATGGGTACAAAAATAACACCACTTGCAAAAGCGGTGCTATGAATGATATAATATGGCTTGTCTAGGGCGGTATTATATCATAAGCACAGCTTATGTAAGTATCGTGGTAAAAGCTCTTGTGTTGGTAGCACAGGAGCTTTTATTTTATTATAATTCTTTATGTGCAAATATCTCCACAATCTGAACATCCTTGCACTGCTTATCATAGTCCCCATTTTCAATGTGTTTCATTTCGTGATGATAAGATTGCATCAGTTGTTCCAGACAGTGACGTGAGTTAAGCACGATAGTATAAGTATCATCATTACAATGCATAGTATATGCCTTAATGGTAGTTGGCATATCTGCATAGATTATGTTAGTAGTAATTGTAATCATCCCCTCTGGTTGTTATTTCAATCCAAGTCCTTGTTAAGTATTCCAATATATTTAAATTTGTGGCATTTTATTTTCGTTTTTTCCAATTATTTCTTGATTGTTTTCTACGACATTTTCTATAATTATATTTTAGTATAAAGCAAGAATTATTTTGTTCCATAGTTGCAGCAACTTCCTCAGTGACGTCATTATTGTTAAATATCCTATTAAACTTTTGATGATTGATTATAATTCCATTTTCATCAACCATTTCAGCAATTGTATATTTATAATTTCCATTTTTTAGCTCAAATGTTTCTGGATTATATCCGGAAGATGAAATTAGGTGAGAGATATCATTAGGATATTTAGAACAGTGTCGTCCTAATTCGGTTGTAAAAACAACATATAGGTTCCTATATGGTATTTTGTAATTAAACAAATATAGAAGACTAATAAGCCGTCCTAATCCATTATATTCAGATATTTCTTGCAAGTTGATTCTATATTTTTGTAATTTTTTTATGTTTGTTTTATTAAGTGATATGTCATGTTTTGTTTTAAAAGAGTACATTCTATTTCCGTGAGCAGCCATATTTCTATAATCAAGAAAAAGAATAAGGGATTGCATAAATAACTGTTTTATTTCCTCTTGTTTAGCAACTTCTCTTGGTACACCATAAGCTATCATTATCACTTCTTCTTTGAGTTCAGGTTTAAGAATTCTTACTAAGTTGAATAACGTACTCATGTATATTTGTTTGAGTAATACCCAGGGAGGGACGTTACCATATTCCTTTAAATGGTATGTAACCGGAGGCTTTGGATGAGATATAGCATAGTTAAGTGAACCCAAAATACTACTTTTAGACCAATGTGGATTGGTTACTTTAACATTAATGTAATTTTTGGAATTGAGATAATTCTTATGTAAAGGACCATAATGTTTGGCGATTACATAAGAGACTATGCTTCTCATATGTTCTTCTAAATCAATAAGAGAAGACATTACCATTTGTCTAATAGCCCTATCAAATGAAAATAAGGAAAATATTTGTTCAAATGATATGCCAGGCTTATATATTTCATTGTGGTTATCTGTTTTTATTATATAAGATTGTTTATAACCATTAATTATTTCATAGTAATCGTGGGTTAAAAGCAAAAATTTAGCTGCTGTTTCGTCATTGAAAATTAAATGTCTTTCTTTAAGCAATTCAATCTGTTGTTCGATAGTTAAAAATTCTTGAGGTTTTTTGTTCATATATTTCTCCTAAATGCAAATAGAGGACCTGAGACATTACATCTCAAGTCCTCTATTCACAGCCAAACAAGTCAGCCATATCTTCTTGAGATATAATACCGTTTTTTGTTGTCATTGTCAATAAAAATACAAAAATAATTATCGTTTTATTTAATTGTATTTTTTATTAGTTATTTCCACATCTCCAACACATAAAAGGTTGGTTCAAAGCCGATAATTATTCGTCTTCTTCATCATCATCAAGAGAGTATGCGTTAGTATAGTTAGAATCAGAAGAAAGAGATTGACGATATTCGCCAGCTACCATTGTTTTATTAAATTCTGCCGTTGGTTCTATTTCATCAACTATCTTTTCAAGCTCATCTATAGATATCTTGAAAAATTCCTTACGCATATTAACTTTATTTACACGTCTATCATTAAGTATTTCGTGCATCTTATTTTCAAGAGCTACAGCATCTTTAGAGAATATGAAGCTATGTACATCAAATTTAAAAGGAACGCTGGCGTTTCCGAGCTCATTAATTCTGTCTTGAGGTTCAAGCCTACGTGTCATACCTACTTTAAATACATCTTCACCAAAAGAGCCTAAGTTACTTATTATATAAACAGTACCGGCTTTACCATTTTGTAAGTTAGTTATTTCATCCTTTTTAATAATTACTTCACCTAATTGAGATTGAAGTTCAAGGATTCTTGCCTTGAGTTTATCAATTTCTGATTCATCAGTAGTATTTAACATAGTATCTTGCAACTTACTAATTTCAGTATTGAACTTTTCTTCTTCCTGTTGAATATGTTTCTTTTCACGTTCAAGAGCTTTACGTTCTTCAGCTTCCTGTCGCATTTGTTCTTTAAGAGCCATCTGTTCTTGCTTAGCTTGCTCACGTTTAACATAGTAATTATATTCAATTTTAACAGCATTAATAAAGAGATATTCTAATTCGCCTATGAACTTTGTAAGAGTACCAGCAATAGTCTGATTGCCTTCGCCAGCAATCTTAAGGTATTTTGCAGAAATATCTTTTACATGTTCGATTGCAGTATCTAGCTTTTCATATTTTAGTGCATATAATACATTCTGTAATTCAGCTCTTAATGCTATTACCATTAGGTTGTAGATAGCTTTATTAGCTTTAGTTGTATATCTGTCAGAATATTGCTTTAAAAGATTGTCTATAAGCTTTTCGTTATCTCTATAAGCTTTTCGCAGACTCTTTATGTCCATACAATGTAATTTAAGAATTACTGAAGGAGCAATTTCTTCGGCATCTTCTAAATTACTTGTGCTTAATATGCAACTATTATAAGGAATTTCTAAATTTATGAAGTTATCAAATGCATAAGCAAAACTTTTATACAATTCTTTGGAACGTGATATTTTACGCTGCTGGGTTGCAAGAGATTTTTTTAGTTTATCATCCTGTTGTTGCAATTCATTAATTTCAGTTCTCAATTTATCAATTAATACATTATTACTCTGTATTTCTTCATTGAGAGAATCAAGGTTAGCTTTTGCTTCGCTTTCAGAAGAAGCAATCTTTGCGGCTGATTCCTGTTCTATTTGTTCAATCTTTTTCTTTGTTTCTATATATTCAGTAACACCTAGCTCATCACATGTTTGTTTCATTTCAGAATATTCCTGCGATAGTTGATTGTTTTGATTGAATGTTTGTGTGAATAGTTCTTTTTGTTTCTTATCATTTACAGCTTTTATGATAAGAAGAATAATGCCGATTATAGGCGGAATAATAAGAAACCAGCATGCACATAGAAGTGCAATAAACCAAGTGCTTAAGTACCATTTTTGTTTTGTGTTCATAATAAATATCCCCCTATTCTTCTCTATGTGCAAATATTTCAACTACCTGAACATCTTTGCACTGTTTGTCATAATCTCCATTTTCAATGTGTTTCATCTCGTGATGATACGCTTTCATAAGCTGCTCCAGGGAGTGCCTGGAGTTTAATACAATAGTGTATGTATCATCATTACAATGCATAGTGTATGCCTTAATTGTCACAGGCATATCAGCGTATACAATATTAGTATCCAATTTCTTTTCACCCTCTTACTGTTAATCGTTGTTGTTAGACATTCGGTCAATCATCTCCTTTACAAACTGAATATCTTCTTTTTTAACCTTGCGTGATGCGTCAAAGAGAACTTTATAATCAGGGTTCTCATATAAGAACTGAGCCATATCTCTTGCATCATCATTGAGGTAGTAGGTATCTGGGATAACTTCTGTAGTTGGTTTTTTACCCAGAAGAAAATTCATATCTACATTAAAAGTATCTGCTATTAATTCAAGAGTTTCAAAGTTGGGTTCTCTTTCTCCTTTTTCGTACATTCCAATAGCACTACGAGATATACCAAGCTTATCTGCCATCTGTTGTTGTGTTAAACCACTTTGCTCTCTTATTCTTTTGAATATATTAGGAAAATCACCCATCTGTTTCAACTCCTTCTATTCAGCATATACAATATTAGTATCCATTTTTTTACCCGCTTACTTTTAATCGTTATTGTTAGACATTCGGTCAATCATCTCCTTTACGAATTCAATATCTTCTTTCTTAACCTTGCGTGATGCATCAAAGAGAACTTTATAGTCAGGGTTCTCATATAAGAACTGAGCCATATCCCTTGCATCATCATCAAGATAATATACATTATTATCTTCATTAATATTAAGAGAAAGTTTTTTTGTAGCTAAGTCATTCATATCTATATTAAATATTTCAGACAACTTTTTTAGAGCTTTAAGCGGTGGTTCAGAAACCCCCGACTCCCATTTTTGTATTGTAGTAAATGATTTATAACCAAGCATATTAGCTATATCATCTTGAGAATATCCATTTTTAGTTCTTAAAAAACGTATGTTTTCACCAAGGCACATATTAATGTCACCACCTTTCTTAATTTATATCTGAATAATATAATATAATTGAAGAAAATTCAAGTAAATTTGAAGAAAAGATAAAAAAACTTGAAATAAATTCAAAAAGAGTATTGACACTTGAATATAAATCAAGTAATATATGCTTGAAAATAATTCAAGTGGAAATGAGGTGAGGAAAAGTTGAATACAAATGAAATGCAGTTCTCCGTTAAAGAATTAAGAGCAAGAAAGAACGAAACACAGGAGCAGGTTGCTAACACAATCGGAATTTCTCCTCAAACATACTGTTCGTGGGAAAAAGATATATCTAATGTAGCAGTAAGTAAAGTTAGAGCTCTTGCTGAGCATTTCGGTGTAACTCTTAATCAGATAAAATTTTAATTTTTTTTGAATTTAAACTTGAAAAATATTCAAGTTAATGTTTTAAGCAATTAACATACAAGGAGGTGAGAGCAATTGAGAAGAAAACATATAAGTACATTATCTGTAGCTACGAACCATTCATAGAAGATAAAGCCAAGACATTTATACAGGCGGTATCAGCTATAAAGAAAATGAAAGTATCTGGCATTAAGCATTATGAAGTTATAAGGATACCATTCAGAGAGAGACATCCTAACTTCCCGATATATTTTTCAATAGCTGTGTTGATGATTATTAGTTTAAGAGGTTAAGAATGAATAGCATAAAAATTAATTACGATAAAGAAGAACTTGAAATTGATGGAGAGAAAATCACAAAGCCATTTATTGTAAAAGTTCCATATGATGATGGCTATCAAAGGGCAAAAGTATTTAATCATAAGAATGGATGGAAAGCAGGAGAAAAACTTCCCTGTATTTCAATAACAAGGAGGTGAGAGCGTGAGAGAGAATACAGATGAATTAATAGACAAGCTGGCAGACAACATTGTTGGTGAGGTTTTAAATGAAACAGGCACTAAGGAAAATGAGCAGGAGTGTTTATCTGAAAGAATAGAGAATGCTGTTGGATTACAGGAATGGAGAAATTGGACAACAGGTGAATTAATAGTAGATGGCAAGTTATTTACTGGTGAAAGTGCTAAGAGAGCTACTCAGATTGTTAAAGCATTAGATGGTTTAACAATCCGGGAAGCTCAGGACTTGTTAGAGAGAGTAAATATACATTTACTTAACTCTGTAGTTACCACAGATAGATGAGATCAGTCTAAGGAGTAAAGAATGATAAAGAGAAAAAACACAATAATAGCAGCTTTAATATTAGGTGCATCATTAACAATGACAGGTTGTAGTGAAGCAGATAAAGTTAATTACAATATGTCAAAGCAGGCAGATTATTTTGAGTGTGAACGAAAAATAACAGTATACAACGCACGTACAGATAAAATCATTATGGAAGCAGAAGGCTATATGAGCATAAGCAATGATAGTGAAAATGAACTTGTATGTACGGTTAAAACTGGCGCAGATGAATACAGAAAGAATTACATATATCTCAATGATTACACAATGTATGTTGTTGAGGATATAACAGGAACACATTCAGACCCATATCATTACAAGATGTATTTTCATACAGAAAGTCTTATTGATGTGGATACAAGACCATAAAAAGGAGAAGATATGAACACAACAGCAGTAGCAATAACAACGATTATCTGTATAACAGTATTAGTTTTATGCAGAGATGATAAGAAGAGGTGATATTATGGCACATTTTAATTCAAGTGAGGCAAGAGCAGCACAGGATAAGTACTGTGAAGAGAATGGGTATCCACACTTTGCACCAGAAAGTGGAAAATGTTGGAGTTGCAATAGTGATATTTATGCACAGATTAACCACGGCGGATATAAAACTGGAATTTCAGTAGAAGAAGCCGGCTCAACATTAATAACAGGCTGTCCACATTGTCACATATCATATTGTGATTAAAAGCAGTAATCAGGACAATCAGCAGAAGCATATAAGACAGTAAGCTTCGATGAGGTGAAATAGATGAACATAGTAATAAAGATTATAGAAGGTGACAAGATTATCGATTATGAGTCGCTTTCGGATAAGAAGAAGAAGGAATATGGACAGAAACTTAATGAGCAGGCATTAGCGGCATTAGGCTATGTCAGAAAGGAGTAAGAGGATGTAGAACATTTTGAAGTAAAAGAGTGTTCTGCAAATAAGAATATGATGTATACAAAGGCGCAGCAGCATTTTAATGATACTGAAAGAGATAAGGACTGGATTACATCACTTGTGGCAATTCCAGATGATAATTTGTATCAACGATTATTTGAATTATCAAAGCAGTACGGAATGATAAAGGCAGAATTTTACGTTGATGCGTCATCAACAGACAACCTTTATGTAAAAGTGTGCAAATGCAACATTACAAAGAAATAGAAAAAAGCCGGCACTGGAATGCCGGCAATTTTATGGGTGCATATAAAAATTACTCTTAATTATTATATGAAAAAACTCATAGAAAGTCAAGCATACGGGCGAAAACAGTCCGCTTTTGTAACTTTATTAATATATTAAAGTTAGAACATTTTAACAGGGGGCAGGTATGGCATACAGAAAAGATGTATGGCGTTTCCCTGGCTCTAATGAATATGAGTATAAGTTCATAGGTAATTATGGAGCAAAGGGAGAAAAACGACATAAGAAACAGAAAGCCTCTCCGGAACAGATAAGAAAACAAAATCAGAGGAACAAAGAAAAGAGAATACGAAGGTTAATAAAGGCTAACTTCAAAGAAGGTGATATGTGGGTGACTCTTAAGTATTCAAAAGGAACTAGAAAAAGTATTGAAGAGGTAAAAGATAATCTCACAAAGTTTCTTAACAGTATGAGAACACAATACAAGAAAAGAGGACATGCACTTAAGTTCATATATCGTATGGAAGTAGGTGCTAAAGGTGGAGTACATATTCACATTCTTATAAACAGAATAGACCAGGCTAATACGGATGAGATAATAACAAAGTGCTGGAAGAGATTTGGACATGTTAATTATCAAAATATATATGAGGCAGGAGGATATGCTGACCTTGCTGCATATATAGTCAAAGAGTATGAAGAAAATACAGAAGAGTATGAGCAGCTTAGTCTGTTTGAAGAGTATGAACAGAAGGAACTCATAAAGTATTCAAGTTCACGTAATCTTATACGACCAGAGCCGGAGAGAACAGATTACAGCCGGAGAACTGTCCGTAAACTCATTGATGACGGACCAAAACCAGCAAAAGGATATTTCATAGACCCTGATTCTATAGTGAAAGGGCAAAATCCATATACAGGTATGAGTTATCTGTATTATACGGAGTACAAGCTTACAAGGGATGGTCCACCACCGGGAGGAATAATATGAGGCATGTAAATATATACACGGAAACAACATTTAAAGGATTAAAAATACAAAATGGTGTTATTGGCTATGTATTAGAACTTATCACAAATAAAGAACCCATAACGCTTGATAGTACAGAGATAATTCACGATATGAAGCCAAACAGGGCAGAGCTGGCAGCAGTAATTAAAGCTTTAAAACATATGAATGAGAAATGTGAATTAACAATATTCACAGAGTCATCATATGTGGCCAATGCATTTAATTCAGGATGGATGGCTGCATGGAAAGAGAATGGCTATAAAACGGCAAGAGGAAAAGATGTGGCTAATCGTGAAGAATGGGAACAGTTAGATGAATTGCTGACAGGTCATATATATGAGTTCAGGCTTCAGGAGGAACATTCATATAGAAACTGGCTAAAGGAGCATGTAAGCAAGGTAAAGGAGTATGAAAATGTTTGATATATTTGGAGAATTTGACAGTGCAGAAGAAATAAATGAAGCAGCAGCAGCACAACTGGCAGAAGGTGACATAGAAGCAATAATGACTATAGCAAGAGAGAATGGCATTGATGCAGATGATGCACAGGATTACATAGATGGCACTACGGATGAACTATGTTCACCACTTATGGCTGCATTTGGAAAAATAGAGGTAGAGGCAGCAGAGCTAAAGCCTAAGGAGATAATAGAAGACTGGGTTAATTACATAAAAAAGAGATGCACAGAATCAGAAGATATGGCAAGAGCAGTAAGAAGTGAAGGTAAGAGAGTTAAAGGCTGTATTGCCATGCTTCTTAAGTGGAGCTGGGAAAATTCTTATTCAGTCGATAAAGACATAATACATTTATCCGGTATAAAAGGTCCGAGCGCTGTCAAGATGGGTATTCCAGGAATGGCAACAGCATACAGGCTTATAGATGAATATTATCTTGGAGGTGATAAGCATTGAGAAAGTCAGAGGTATTAGCATATGCAGGACGTAAGACCAGGTCAGGAAAAAATACATTGATAGCAGATATTGTGGATATAGGTGGTAAGGAACATCTGATAATAGACTTATACAGCAATAGAGAGCTTATATACAGAATGGCATTTAACGATATGGAATATGCACATTATGATTACAAGAGTAAAAAATGGGATGCAATAGTATGCTCATACAAGAAGCCACATAGAAACGAAATAAACAATGCCAATATAGGTGAGGAAGATAGGGAAAATATTTTAAAGTTTTACGGCAGAAACAAGAAAGATTATCAGGATTACACAGATATCATATGTGATATAGAGAACCTGGCAGATACAAGAAAAGACAAGGTAAGGCATGAAAGGGAAGGGAAAGAAAAAGAACAGTTAATGAAACTGGTTCCCAAAGCGCCAAAGATACTACATGAGGCAATAAATATATATGCTTGTCAAGGCAATATAATATATTATAAACGAAAAGGAAATAAAGCTGATTATCACTGTTGTCAATGCGGTATGGATTATACAAGGAGAAACAAATCATCAGAAGGATATGAAGATTCAATATTTGGGCCATTAGCAAAAGTCCCTAGAGTGTATGAAACAGATAAATGCCCATATTGTAAAAAGCAAGGAATTTTATTGCAGATGGGACATGCTAAAACAACGATGCAGGTCTTTGAAATACTGCTATATCAATTAGCTAAAGATGGTAAGACGTTAATAGTAAGAGGGTATCGTATTAATGCACACAGAAGCCAATATGATGAATGTAAGGTAGTATACAATGAATATGCCTTATCATTCCTAAGACCTGGATATGAAAGAATATATCAGATATGGGGAGATCATATCAAAAAGTCAACACACTTTAACATTGATAAAGATTGTGATGTACATGAGCTTGGTAGCAGTATTATATCAGAAAGCAGTCTTAAGTATTACCCTTCAAATATGACAAGACTTATATGTGCTGTGGTAGAAAAAGAGACCAATCATGTAATAGCAAAATACAACACATTAAGAACATATGCAAACGCACCAGCAATAGAAAGTCTGTACAAGATTGGACTTTATAACATATGCAGAAGTCTTATATGGAGCGGTGGACACACAAGAGATATAAAAAAGACGGCCAAAGAGGCAGCAGATATACTTATGGTAAGTAAAGAGGGCTTTGGGTACATAAGAAGGAACGCAAATGATGATAGATATATACTCGAAATAATAAGATACATGGAGAAAAATAACATACCACTTAATGATAACAATATTGAGATTATAAAAAGTTTAGAAATACATCATTCTTCTAAAAACGCAATAATGACAACTCATTTACTCATGTATCAGAGCATACAGAAGCTTTACAACTATCTCAATAAGCAAAAACACAGCTATGATTCAATTACTGATGTGCTTAATGAATACTATGATTATATAAAACAACGAGAATCACAGGAAGATGATCTTAGTAATACAGTATATTTAAGACCACGGGATTTACATACAACGTATATGACATTGTTAGATGATGTAGAACACTTAAAGAATGAGAAGTATATAGCTGAGATGAGTGAAAAATACAAAAATATAAGAGAACGTTCAGCAAAGATTCCTAAGAAATATACGTGGCAGCAGGCAGACTTTCTTATAAGACCAGCGAAGAGTGCAGAAGAGATAGTTATGGAGGGTAGACTGTTACATCACTGTGTTGGAAGTGATGCACAGGGATATATGAAAAGATTTAATGAAGGAAAAGGCTGGATATTACTGGTAAGACACATACAGAGTCCTACAGTGCCATTTGTTACAGTAGAGCTTGTAAACAATAAGATTAGACAGTGGTATGGAATAAAAGATATCAAGCCAGACAGAGAGAATGTTGAAGCATTTCTCAATGCGTATATACAACACATAACAGAAAAGGAGGAAAAAAGACCGCATGAATGAGTTAGAAGAACTTAAAAACTACAGTGAATACAAAGCAGCACTTGATAAGCAGATAAAAGAATCAGCGGAAGGCTTTGTAAAGATAGGTTATCTTTTAAAGCTGGCTAAGGATACAGATATCTTAAAAGATTCACAGTATAGTAATGTAATTGAATTTGCCAGAGCAGAATATGGAATTGACAAAACTATGGTATCACGTTTTATAAGTATCAATGACAGATTTTCTGAGGATGGTAACAGTCCGGTGCTTAGGACAACATATCAGGGTTTTGGATATGCTAAGCTGGCTATTATGCTTCAGCTTCCAGATACACTTAATGAGGAGCTTACGCCAGAGTATTCAAAAAGAGAGATACAGACACTTAAAGAAGAAATGGATAAGGAAAAGACAATATCAGACCTTGAAATATATGCAGAAGGAAAAGACAGCGAAAAGACAGAGCTTGAGCAGATTGTGTATAAGATATGTGAAGAGAATATAGAGGTATATGAACGTATATATAAAGCAGTTACACATGAGCAGCTTACTTCAAATTCAGTCATTAATATATTTGCACCTGCTGGAGATATGATTTATTCAGTACGTGTGCAGGGAGCAGGAAGAAAGGCAGTATCTTTCAAACAGGGAGAAGATGTGTCTGTGGTAAGTCTTAGAACATCTGAAAAGGATACATATAATCCGCAGGAAGTATTAAATGCTGTTGTTAATATGATAGCGAGAAATATAGTAGACAGTAAAAATGATGCCAAGACAGTATGGCAGCAGATATATGGTATCGAATATCCAAAGAAAGATGAAGTTGCACCGGTGCAACAAAACGGCAAAACCAATTCGGAATCTAAAAAGCCGGAAAAGAAAATGAAAGTTGTAAAGGCAAAGCAGGAAGAGATACACAATATAGAAAAGTCAGTGCCAAAAGTCTCACCTATAGAACAATCAAAAGAGCTGGAAAAGCCTATAAAGACAGAATCTGAGCACATAGATGAACAGTTAGAAGGACAGAAAAATATAGAAGATTACCCGGAAGTTATGCCAGATGTGGAACAGGTAGAAGGAACGGTAGAAAATATTCCGTTGGAAGATGAGAAGTTGAGCGAAAATAAGAACGATATACCTAACGATGAGAACGATAAATATAGGAACCCAGCAGATATCCGAAATAATATTTTGACATCAATCACTAATATTAAATTTGCATTAGAAGTTAATGAAGATATTACGAATAACATTATAGACAGACTTATAGCATTAACAGATAACATAAAGACGGAGCTTAAGGAGCTTAAGAAGACAGGAGGCAGCAGATGAAAGTATATATAAGCTTACCAGTAACAGGAGTAAAAGGTTATAAGGAAAGAGCAGAAGCAATAGAAAAATTACTGACAGAAGCAGGACAGACAGTTATTAATCCTGTAACAATCTGTGAAAAACTACCAGAGAAAACAACACACAATGAGTATATGAGCATATGTCTTCCACTTGTTGATATGTGTGATGCGATAGTGTTTGATGAGGGTTGGGAGTCATCAAGAGGATGCAATCTTGAAATGGTAAGAGCTATGGAAAATAAAATAGAAATAGGATTTATAAGGGAGAATACATGGGAAAATCAAAACAAGCAAAAGCACACGAATTTACAGAAGCTGCCAGGCAGCAGATTTATATCAGGGACAATTACAGATGCATTTTCTGTCTTAAAAACTATAATATGCAAAAAGCCACATGGTATGCAAAATCGATACTAAGTGTTATGCATTATATACCAAGGTCAAATGGCGGGCTTGGTATACCACAGAATGGAGCATTAGGATGCCAGTATCATCACAATATGTTGGATAATGGCAATCAGGGAAAAAGGCAGGAAATGTTAGAAATATTTAAGAATTATCTTAAACATTTTTATCCAGACTGGGATGAAAGCAGTCTTGTATATAAAAAGTGGTAAAAAAAGAGAAGCTGATAGCCTCAATTATCTGCTGTCAGCTTCCTCTCTCAATCGAACATATGTATTGTATCACGATAATACATATTGTGCAATAGAAAATATTAAAGGAGAAGGGAAGCGGAATATGGCAGCAGATATTAAAGAGGCATTAATACAGTATTGTGACGTTAAACAGGAGTATGATGACATAAGAACAAGAAGGGATATGCTTAAGAGAGATATTGAGAGAATGGAAAAGGAGCAGATTAGTGTAATTGATTCTGTGACAGGTGGAAATGGAGGTATACAACATTATAAGATAGAAGGATATCCATATCCTGAATATAGCAGAAAGAGGACACTGCTTATGGCAAGGGACAATCAACTTCAGGTATATGAAATTAAACTGTTGGAGATAACGAATGAGGTTGAGAGATTTATAGAGAAAATTGAAAATAGCGCAATAAGAAGAATGATTTCATATCGTTTTTTGGATAATATGACATGGTTTCAAGTTGCACAAAGAATGGGAAAAAGGTATACGGCTGATGGTTGTAGGATGACAATTAATAGATTTTTAGAAAATAAATAAGTTTGTTCGTTCTGTTCGGTTTTTCTGTGGTAATATTTAAGCTGGAACAAATGCAAAGAGCACTGGTACCGCGGACTGATACAAGTCTGAACTCAATAATATCCCCTGTGGTGCCGGCGAGGGCTGGCACCATTACTCCTAACATTAATAAAAGGGTGTATACCTCCATATCGTAAGGCACTAACAAAAGTTGGTGTCTTATTTTGTTGATTTTTTTATGTGGTTAGTTATATTATAAATATAATTAGGAGGATTAAGAATGGGAAAAATTATTGAAAAATTCATTGAAAAATTGCCAGCAGATTTTGTTATAAAAAAGGGAGGACAAGCTTTAAGTATAGTAGTTTCAAGCATCTTACCAACTGTGATTTTATTCTATCTATGGGATGAACATATATATTATGATAAGGAATTGATAAGAACTATTATTTTAATATTGGCTGTCTCATTGTGTACTTATGCCTATGATTGGGTTATTGTTTATACAGGAGAGATATTGATATATGGTTATAATAAAGATGAAAAGAGTGAAATGTATCGTATTCTTTCAACAGCATTTTTGAATGTAATTAGTGTATCAATAAGTATATTAATATTATTATCAATGCCTACAATATATAGCAAAATATTTTATTTAGAAATAGTTTTAGGAATATCGTTCATTTGGGTTATTTTATCTTATAAAGAAAGTAAAGCAGACGATAAATATTTAAAACAAATAAAGTATAAATATATGGAAGATGTTATTAGCCAAAATAAAGATATATGCAATACATATAATGAAAGGCTTGGTGAAATTATAAAGTTAGATGAAAAAATAAAAGATAAGCAAAGTGCATTAAAAATATTACGAATAGAGGATAAGGATACAGAAAATAGTTGAAAGGAGTTGACTGTATGGCATTAACAGCTAAACAAAAGCGTTTCTGCGAAGAATACCTTATAGACCTTAATGCCACACAGGCAGCTATCAGGTCAGGGTATTCACCGAAGACAGCAGAACAGACAGCATCAAGACTGTTAAGAAATGTTAAGGTTCAGGAATATATGGCAAAAAGACAAAAAGAGCTATCAAGGAGTACAGAGATAACTCAGGAGAGAGTTATCAAGGAACTTGCCTTGATAGCTTTTTCTAATAATGCGGATTATGCACATGTGGTTGAAAAGAAGATGAAAGCAGAAGTAGGTGGAGCACTTGTGGATGTGTTGGATGAAGACGGCAAGCCTGTTATGTATAGAACAGTAGAGCCGGTGCTTACGGAAGAACTTACAGAGGAACAGAAGAGAGCGCTTGCTGTTATCAAGAAAGGCAGAGATGGATTAGAAGTTAAGTCCTGCGACAAGGTTAAGGCCTTAGAGCTTCTTGGTAAGCATTTAGGCATATTCACAGACAAGATAGAAGCCAATGTAAATGATACAGCTAAAAATGAACTCGCAGAACTATTAGCACAGCGTAAAGCAAGGGGTGGGCCAGATGCTTCTAAGTGATAAATACTGGGATTATATAGACACACCAGCAAGAGCAGAGTTTCTTGAGGGTTCTACTGCATCCGGAAAGACAACGACAGTAGCTGTTAAGTTTATTATGAATGTAGCTGAGTCTGATATGAAATTGCACGTTATTGCAGGTAATACAACCGGTGTTATAGAGAAGAATATTATAAATGCAGACATGGGATTGTTACAGATATTCCCAAATCTTGAATACTGTGGTAATGGTGATAAAGAGAATAAGCTTCCACACATTAAATTCAGAATAGGCAGTGTTACCAAGATAATATATGTTCTTGGTTACGATAATGCCAGCAAGTGGAAAAATGCTTTAGGTTCACAGTTTGGATGCGTATGGGTAGATGAGTGCAATACAGCTAACATAGACTTCATACGAGAGATATTCGGACGTTCTGAATATTTTGTAGGCACGCTTAATCCGGATGCGCCTACACTGCCTATATATTCAGAATATATCAATCACGCAAGACCGATTGATAAGTACAAAGCAGATGCGCCAGAAGAGATATGGAAGGACCTTAATGGTTGCGAGCCTATTAAAGGCTGGGTATACTGGTTTTTTACATTTGAAGACAATATATCTATGACACCTGAGAAGATAGAACAGAAGAAATTAAGTTATCCGCCGGGTACGAAGATATATAAGAATAAGATATTAGGGTTACGAGGCAAGGCTACAGGTCTTGTCTTTTCTAATTTCTGTAAGAGGCATATCCTTACCAAGGAGCAGGCAAAGACATACATTAAACGTGATAAAGACAAAACACAGGATGAATATTTCATAATATTCACCAGTGGACTTGATACAGCCTATTCAACAAAGAGTCCGGATACTATTGCTATGTCCTTTATGGGGATAACCAATAAGGGCAAGCTGATTGTGCTTGATGAAAAGGTATATAATAATGCAGCACTTGAAATTCCCATAGCTCCATCTGATACAGTAAGGAATTACATAAACTTTTTGGAACGTAATAGAATTGAATGGGGCGGAATGTCAAAGAATGTGTTTATAGATAATGCAGACCAGGCAACAATAACAGAGTTTGCAAAGTATAAGAGAGAACACATTGACTGCCAGTATATATTTAACAATGCGTATAAGAAAGTAACAATAATAGACAGAATTAACTTACAGCTTGGCTGGATGTCCTTTAATGACGAGAAGGGCAGAGAGCCAAGCTTTTATATTGTCGATACATGCACGAATTACAAGACAGAGTTAGAAACGTATTCTTGGCTTGAAGATAAGGACTGTGAGCCGGAGGATGGCAATGACCATATGGTAAACAGCGTACAGTATGGCTGGATTCCTTATCAAAGCAGGATAGGCATAGAGAATAAGACATAATTCCAGATAGGAGAGTGAGAGAGGTGAACATATTTACAAGTATGGCAGAGAAGATAAAAACAGGAATAAGAACGTGGCTGCACATCCAGCCGGCTGCTAATGGATCCATAAGCATACAGGAAACTCTTGATTATGAGGGAAATGCCATAAAGAACCAGATATGGTACAGAGGTGAGAGTGAAGAACTGTCACAGCTTTACAGCCAGATAGATGGTGATAAGACAAGGTTCTGGTCTGCATCCTGTACAATAGGTATGGAGATAAGAAAGATACACGTAGGTCTCCCTGCTATGTTATGTGATATGCTGGCCAGTATAGTAACAGATGATATGAATTTAATAGATGCTGGCAGCAGGCAGACAGAATGGGATAAGATAGCAGAGGAAAATGATTTCATTGAGCTTGTTAAGCAGGCAATAACAGAAACGCTTTATATCGGGGATGGAGCCTTCAAGATATCGTTCGATACGAACCTTAGCAAGTATCCTATATTGGAATTCTACTCTGGTGATAAGACAGAGATTATCAGGGACAGGGGAAGAGTTAAGGAGATAGTGTTTAAGACTGTGTATAACGTGCAGAGACAGGAATATGTATTACTTGAACATTATGGCATAGGCTACATACATTATGAGCTTACAAGAGGCGGCAGGGAATATGATTTAAGTGTTATACCGGAGCTGGCACATCTTAGTGATGTTACCTGGAATGACAAGTTTATAATGGCTGTTCCTGTTATGTTTTATAAGTCGGCCAAGTATAAAGGACGAGGCAAGAGCATATTTGATGCAAAGATAGATAATTTTGATGCGCTGGATGAAGCGTGGTCACAATGGATGGATGCCTTAAGAAAGAACAGGACAAAGGAATATATACCGGAGAATATGCTTCCAAGGAATCCGCTGGATGGAAAAGTGCTAAAGCCTAATGCTTTTGATAATGCCTATATACAAACAGATGGCAGCATGGCAGAAGGTACAGTCAACAAGATAGAGCTTGTACAGGGCAATATCCCACATGAAAGTTATCTTGCAACATATATCACAGCGTTGGACCTTTGTTTACAGGGTATTATGAGCCCATCAACATTAGGCATAGATGTTAAGAAGCTGGATAATGCGGATGCACAGAGGGAGAAAGAGAAAGCAACGCTTTACAGCAGAAATAACATTGTAGAGCGGCTTCAGAAGGTTCTTCCAAAGCTTGTTACAGCAACATTTAATGCCATAGACACGCTTAATAAGACAGCAATTAAGGATATAGATATTGATGTGACATTTGGCGAATATGCTAACCCATCCTTTGAAAGCCAGGTAGAAACAGTCAGCAAGGCTAAACAGGGCGGTATTATGAGCATAGAGGCATCTGTTGATGAATTGTATGGAGATACCAAGGATGACGAATGGAAGCAGGAAGAGATAGCAAGGCTTAAGGCGGAACAGGGGATATCTGATATGGAAGAGCCGGCACTTAATATGCAGGCAGATGGGTTTACAGTTGATGGTGCTGATAACAATTTCATAGGTTTTGATAACAATTTTATAGGTTTTGATAACAAATGAGGTAGCTTATGGCACTTAATACAGACTATGACATAGAGAAAGCTTTTAGAGCAATAGAAGATGAACTGATAGCTTCTATGATGCGTAATCTTGACAATCATAGGGCAGAAGAGATTGAAATGGGTTTTAACTGGACACAGTGGCAGGTAGAGCAGATTAAGGCTTTGGAGCGGTATAAGGCTGAGAATAAAAAGAAGTTTACAAAGCAATTCAGTAATATAAATGGTTCAATAGATGCTATGATATTTGCTGCCAGACAGGCAGGCGGTACAGAGCAGGAACAGAAGATATTAAGAGCAATTAAAAAAGGACTTAAAGCATCTAAAGTGTCACAGGGCGCTGAAGGTGCTTTTTTCAAACTAAATACCAGAAAGTTAGATGCACTTATAAAAGCCACAAAGGAAGATTTTGCTAAAGCTGAACATTCTATGCTAAGAATGTCGGAGGATAAATACCGGCAGATAATATTCAATGCTCAGGTGTATGCGAATACGGGTGCAGGAACATATGAGAAAGCGGTTGATATGGCTACAAGAGATTTTCTTAAAGCTGGTATTAACTGTATTGAATATGCGAATGGCAGCAGGCATACAGTAAAGGATTATGCCAGAATGGCTATTCAGACAGCCAGTAAGCGTGCATATCTAACCGGAGAGGGAGAGATGAGACAGTCATGGGGAATTAGTACAGTTATTATGAATAAGCGTGCTAATGCCTGTCCTAAGTGCCTTCCATTTGTTGGTAAGGTGCTTATAGATGATGTATGGAGTGGCGGTAAGGCATCTGATGGTCCTTATCCGCTTATGTCATCTGCAATAGCTGCGGGGTTGTACCATCCAAATTGCAAAGACGTACATACAACATATTTCCCTGAGTTGGATGAGGAGCCAGATAGTAAGTTCACCAAGGAAGAGCTTGAGCAGGTTAAGGAAGATTACAAGCAGAACCAGAAGCGGCAATATGCAGGCAGGATGGTTGAGCAGTTCGACAGGCTTTCAAAGTATTCCTTAGATCCGGATAACAAGAAGATGTATGCGGCTAGAAAGGAACAGTGGGAGCAAAGTATATTATTTAATGGTAGTTCTGAAAAACATATTGAGGAATTGCATAAGAATGATATAATGAATTTATCAGATAAAGAATTACAAGCAGTTACACAATATAAGAGCTTTGAAGCATATATTATAAATGATGTTTTAAGAAATGCAAATGATTTATCAAATTTAAAATCAGAACATAAACAACTTGTAAACAATTTAGATGCAGCACTGTCAAAAATATCAAAATTCAATGGGAATTTAATAAGAACTGTTGATTTTTCTGACAGTAAGGATGAGGAAGATAGAATTAAAGAATTTGTAAGTGAATATGTTGAAGGAACAATAATAACAATTAAACAATACTGGAGTACATCAAAGACAGAAGGATATAATGATTTAGCAAAAATAAAAATTTATATACAAAATACCAAAAATGGGCGAGATATAAGTTCTATTGGCTTAAATGAAAATGAAGTCCTTTATGAGCGAAATAGTAAATTTAAAGTTATTTCAAAAATATTAGTCGGGGAGATTTGGCATATTCTTTTAGAGGAGGCGGATTAAATGAAGTTAACAGCAAGAGAATGGCTTTTACTACCAGAAGCAGAGCAAATGCAAAGAGGAAAAGAACTTTCTCCAGAAGAATGTTTTAAACTTAGGATGGAACTTAGTGAAGTTAATTTTACGGAGGAGGAAAAACAAAAATTAACAAAAGAAGAGCGTGAGAGATTTATAAATCCACCGAAGAGAACTAATGAGGAAATAGAAAAAAATAATAGAACAACATTTAAAGTTTTACAGAATTGGAAAATTTTACCTAAAGATATAACATTTGAAGAATGGATAAAAGCAGGTAAACCTCTTAATTATTAATATAGGTGTATTTATATATCAAGTGACGCACTTGGTATAAATGAATATAATGTGGGTAAGATAAGTGATTATGCAGAAATTAAGTATTTACGAGAAAGATATGATGAAATTGAAGCAGAATATATGACGTTAATAAAAAGAAATTGAGGTAAATTATGCCAGTAAAATATCCAGAAGAGATTCAGAAACTTATTGATATTTTTGAACCATTTATGGTTGGGTGTCACCTTGAAAATGCCCCTAAAGAAGCAATAGAAGCTGCTGAGAAATTTAAAAAGTGGGCTTGGGAACAGGGACAGTAGATGAGTAGCCACCAGTCGAGAGATTGGTGGTATTTTTATACCCAATTTTAAGAAAGTGAGGACAAGACAGTATGAAAAAATTATTTATTAGCCAGCCTATGGCAGGTAAAACAGACAAGGAAATAAAAGAAACAAGGAAAAAGGCAATAGAATATGCAGAGCTGCTATTAGGTGAGAAAGTAGAAGTTATAGAGTCTTTTTTTGAAGGAGCACCAGCAGAAGCTAAGCCATTGTGGTTTTTAGGAAAATCAATAGAACTTCTATCACAGGCTGATGTTGTATATTTTGTTAAAGGCTGGGATAAGGCTAGAGGTTGTAAAATAGAACATCAGTGTGCAGTAGCATATGATATTAAGAGAATTGAAGATTAGATTAAATAAACAGCTATAGAGCTGTTATTTTTATACCCAAGTTGCGCCGGTGCAACAGAAAGGAAACGTATGTTGAAAAGATATTCACCGCCACCAGAGCCTGTGAAAAAAGAAAAATCACAATCTGAAATATTTATGGAAGATGATGATTTTGTAATGACACAGCTTAAAAGGCATGTATTAATGTTACAAAATAGATTAACAATGGGAATGTATCAGGATGATGTAGATATTAAACTATATCATCAGGCTATAATGGATACTTTATATGAAATAGAAAAAAGGAAGAAATAAGCACGCATAGCAATACGCTGTGGGTGCTATTTTTATGCCCAAAACTTAATGGCACTAAACTTTAGGAAAATGCTGACGAGCGGTAAACGGAAAGGAGATAGAGTGATGAGAAAGACATTGCCTATTAATTTACAGTTCTTCGCAGAGGGCGGAGATGGTAACGGCGACCAGAACGCTGGAAGTAACAATAATGGACAGGCAGGACAGCAAGGTGGTCAGAATAATCAGCAGGCGGCTGGAATTGACTATGACAAAATACAGAGCATGTTAGACACCGCAACTGCCAAGAAAGAAAATGCTGTGCTTAAAAGCTATTTCCAGCAGCAGGGACTATCCGAGGAGGAAGTCAGCCAGGCTATTGCAACATTTAAGCAGAATAAACAGCAGCAGGTAGAACAGCAGCAGAATGCTAACGCTAGTCTTCAGAACGAAGTGGCAGTAGCACAACAGCTTGCAGAACAGGCTCAGATTGAGCTTGCAGCTACAAAGGTAGCCATGACACTTGGCATTGAAGCCAAGACACTCCCATATGTGCTTAAGATGGCTGATTTTACTAAGGCTAAGGGCACAGATGGAAAGATATCAGAGGACAATGTTAAAGCAGCACTTGAACAGGTCCTTAAGGATGTACCAGCACTTAAGCCAGGTACGGAGAATAATGCTGGATTCCAGATTGGCGCAGGGCAGCAAAATAATGGACAGCAGTCTTCTGCAGGTAGCAATGTAAATGTTCCTACAAAGAGATGGAACAGATTCAATTAAGAAAGGTTAAAAAAGGTAAAATAATATGCCAAATTTAAATTATGCAGAACAGTGGAGTCCTGAATTATTAGCAATTCTTATTCAGGGCACACTTACATCACCATTTATCACAAACAATGTCAGATGGTTAGATGCAAAGACCTTCCATTTTACACAGATGAGTGTAAGTGGTTATAAGAACCATAAGAGGACAGGTGGATGGAACACAGGAGAATATAACCAGAAAGATGTTCCTTATACAGTAACACATGACAGAGATGTACAGTTTATGGTTGATAAGGCAGATGTTGATGAAACAAATCAGACAGCATCTATTCAGAATATTTCACACATATTTGAACAGACACAGGTAGTACCAGAGACAGATGCATTATTTTTCAGTAAGGTAGCACAGGCTGCACAGAAGACAGAATTATATCATACTGAAACAGCTTCCACAGAATATACATCAGAGAATGTATTTGCTAAGCTTAAGCATATTCTGGCAGCAGGCAAGCTTAGAAGATATAAGGCAAATGGAAGTCTCATTATGTATGTATCTTCTGACATTATGGATAAGCTTGAGGTATCAAAGGAATTTACACGTAAGATTGAAATGACACAGATTGCAGAAGGTGGTCTTGGCATTGAAACACGTGTAACTGATATTGATGGCGTGACACTTATGGAAGTTGTGGATGATGAAAGATTCTATGACAGATTCGATTGGGATGTTGCAGAGGGCGGCTTTGCTCCGCTTAAGTCAAAGTATACCATAACAACTGATACAGATGTGGTAGAAGGAAAGACATACTACACTAAGAGCGACAGCGCTTATACAGTTGTGGCAAAGCCTACAAAGACTAATATAGCCACATATTATGAAAAGACTGTTCAGGGTTCACGCAAGATTAATGTACTTGTCGCATGTGGCCAGACATGTAAGACAGTACCTAAGATTTCGTCTATTTATTTCTTTGCACCAGGAGCACATACAGAAGGAGACGGATATCTTTATCAGAATCGTCAGTTAAGTGATACATTTGTATTCCCTAATGGCAAGGATGGTAAGGTTGATTCTGTATTCGTTGATGTAGATCCTGCAGAAGAGATTGCAGAGTAAGCCTATGGTATATGCAAGTAAAGAACAGTACCTGAGTGAGCATAATCTTATCCCGGATGAACAGATAGAACGAAGATTAAAACAGGCGAGCCGGCATATCGACTCGCTTACTTTTAATCGTATAACATCAAGAGGCTTTGATAATCTGACAGAGTTCCAGCAGGCAATAGTCATAGACGTATGCTGTGATATGGCTGATTTTGAGTATGAGAATGAAGACATGATTAATTGTGTCTTGCAGAATTATGCTGTAAATGGAGTATCTATGCAGTTTGGCAGCAGTTGGAATGTAATGATACAGAGTGGTATTGCAATAAAACGTGATACGTACAGGATACTTTGTCAGACGGGTCTTTGCAGTCTTAGTCTGGGGGTGTGAGAATGAGATATCCGTGTCTGATATTAAAGAGCATGTGCAAGACTTATATACATGTAGAAATAGAACCGGAAGGACAGAATGTATATGGTGAGCCATTAGAGGCAGTTACATGGGATGGTCTATGCAACTACCAGGATAGTGGTAAAACGGTACTTACTGCTGAAAAGAGGCTTATACAGCTTGAAGGATGTGCCATGATACC